AACGAATCTCATAGGAGATTTTATAAATAGGTCCGAATTCCTCTCCGTCTGCTTTTGAAAGCAAGAGCTGTGGATCTCCACTTGCACTTGTCCAAGTAGGTCCGCCGTAATTCGACGGCAAGAAATCATAACTAATCCCTGTGCCTAAACTGTTATTATTGCTCGCCTTTCCGACTAACGAAGCAAACAAATTAACATCGCTTGAGGAATCGGTATAAACCACACCAGACCAAACAGTAGTCGGTGCGAGGTAAGAAGATTTGCCATAGAATTTAGGATAAGCCTTATCGACGAAACCGATAAAACGACCGCCGTCTGCTCGTTCAAAACAAGCACCGTTGTAGCCGAGGAATGACTTTCCGTTCATATTGATAGTCCCGTTAGAATCAGTCACCCATTCGTCTTTCTTACGCACGACAATAGGTCCTTTGTCAGATTCTGTGTAAGGACCGGGTCCAGCGATGCCGACTGAATTAGTGAAGAAGTTAGGATGCGTTTCGATTTTCTCTGTGCTTAATCCGTTATTACCTGTCACATTCGGGCGAGTAAATCCCTCAATCGCGTAAGGCTGGGATGAATCAATCCCGACATAATCAACTGTTATTTTCAATCTTCGCAGCGAGATTCTTTGGACGCTGAATTTATGACCGCTGAGTCTGGTATCTCCAGAAAAAGCGACATTCCTAATGGCAGACGCTGGAATGGGGTAAGTTACAGCTGAGTCCTTGATGTATTCTGCTCGACATGTGAGCAATCCGTAGCCGTCATTCTCGACAGTCCAACCGTGTTGCAGAACACCGAGTCCTGTGTTGAGTAAATCTCCTTTTTCGACGAGTGCCATAAGTTATAGGTTATTAGTTAATTATTATTTTACTTAAATTTAAGTTGAGAATGCGGAATAAATTCAGGCTTTGTAAAATCCGTCGTAACAACCGAAGAACCACGACTAACAGCCTCAGCGATGCGTTTAAGTAAGTCCACTTGCTCAGCCATCAGTAGCGTTTGAGCGTTATTGCCTACACCGATAACACCGCCGGTCGGACCTTGGTCGGGGCTAAATGTATTCTTCTTCTCCGCAGATAAGTCGTTTTGCTTTTTAAAGACATCAAGATTTGCCTTCGCTTGTTCATTCGTTTTCGTCTTTGTTTCCGCAACAGGAGGATTCATTTGCTTAGCATACCACTGCTCGAAATCCTTACGCTGACTTTCCATAGGAGCGAATCCTTGTAGGCTTCCTGTTTGTGCATAATACTCTAACGCACCGAGGTATTTCTGATAGCCAGCAGTTACAGACGCTAAAGCCAGAGCACCCTGCGTCTTTATATTCGCCCAGAGTTTTGACCACGCTCTATCGCTTTGGTCGATTAGTTTAAGTTGTTCCTTCGTTGCAGTGACCAATCCGTCAGTCAATTTCGGGTCATTCAGAGCCTCAAGAGCAGGAATCATTTCGCTCGAAATCTTATCCGAAAAGATAGCATTCATAATCGTCGCTTTATCCACGTCCGATTCGTAGTTCTTCAGCACAGCCGACAACGCCATGAAAGCATCGCTCGCGGATACGTTGCCTGCTCGCACATTTTCAGCACTTAATCCGAGACCATCAGTCAGAATTCGCATTTTGTCGGCATCGTCGCCTGCTTCTCGCATAAACTTCTTAATTTCTCTGATGCCCTTTGTGAGCGTTCCTAACGACACTCCAGCGTCTTGAGCTGCGAAAGCGAGTTTCTGGTATTCCTCTGCTCCAATTCCTGCCTTTTGTTGCTCATCAGCGACCTTCGCTAAGTCTCGCAATCCGTCAGTTACTAACGAAACAGTTTTGTTCAAAAGCGTCGCAGCACCAAACGCACCGAGAAAAGCAGAGGTCAATGCCCCTTTGAAATCCATAGCCTTCGAGATTCGCTGACCCAATGAGTCAATGCTCGCCTTGGCTTTGTTCACCGCTGGATCAACGTTAGACTTACCGCTGATTTCGAATTCAAGTTTTCGTGCCATATCTATGAAAAAACGGCAACTACGCGGATTCTGTTTTTTTGTCTTTACCCTCCGTCTCCTTAATCTCCCGCATCAAGTCCTCCTCCTCAGTCGATAGCACCTGCACATCAACGCCCTTCGAGACCATCATCGCTGTGCTCAACCAAATCGCTTGGCACTCAGGCATCTCCCAAGCTCGTTCCTCAGATATTCCAGCCTGCAATAAATTCGTCACGACAGTCAGAATCCAAGGCACTCCGACATCGCTCCTGCCTTCCTTCGTTTTCTCCCAGAATTTCGGCCAATTCTTAATGAAAACATATTGCTCGAATTCCCTGAGAGTCCTGATGAAATAATCCTTGTCGCTCCTGAGTTTTGCTAATCGCCAAGAATCCATTAGGCTAATTTCGCTGATGTCCTCCTCTGCACAAATCTTAATCGCCACTAACAAGTCCAAGGCTTGCACTTCCTGACCTGACTTCAGCAACGGCGATTCAATAGCCTCAAGTCGCACTCTGTGCTTCAAACAAAACGGATACAAAAAACGTCCCAGAATTTTCACTCGGGACGGTTCTGTGAATGCGTTCAGGAAGCGGTTATCCACCGACCTACCTTAAACACAAAACTAACTAAATCAACTTAGTTAAGTCTAATCCTTAAGCGTTCGAGACGCCTTCGAAATCGACAGCAGTGATGCTCACCTTGACGAATTCTTTGTTTCCACCTTTTTCGTCAATCTTTGTAATCCAGCCAGCGAATGAAGAAGAAGCACTGCCAGAAGGATAAGCGGTGTTAGCATTAAGGCTGAATGTAATAGCATCACCCAACGCAGGCATCGTTCCGACCTTCACGATTCCCTCAACAGTCAATTCCGACTTGCGGTCATCTGCTCGCCAAGTCTTCGTCAATCCGTTCTCGTCAGCGACAGTCGCTTCTTCGTTGAAATTCGATGACAGGCTGTATGACTGCACGAACAGATTCGTTACAGCTCCACTAACGCCGAAAAGACAGGTTGTTCCTTTTAGAATCGATGCCATATAAATTGTTAGTTATGGCAACTTCTTAAGCAGGCAACACAGCCAGAATATCAAACGCGAATACAGTCGCCCAATTTCGCTCATCTACACCCTCATCTTCGGACATCAGGCTCACGTCGTAGCAGAAAGCATCCGCTGAAGCACTGAAAGCCGTCTTAAGTTCCGCTAAATCCTGCATCCGAGCCGTCAATGCAGCACATCGAGCCCGGTGATCGCTCAGGGTTGTGTCGTCCACAGACGAAAACAGCGTCACTCGAACCGAGCACGAGTAATTACCTAACCCTTCTGGGAGGTCGGCAGGGGTCTTAGCAGAGTCGCAAAGCACTACTGCCTTCGGTAACTGCATAACATCCGATGAGTCTCCGGAATACACATTCACACCAGCAAGTCCTGTTTCAGCTTGTAAATAGGTTTTGACCACCGATTCGACGATATGACGGATAGATTTAGTGCCCATTGGTTATTGGTTAGTTATTTGTTGTTAAATTTTTTAGCGTTTCTGATGAAATACTTTTCGAGCTCAGCGTGCATTTGTTTCACTCGGTTACCGTAAACAATATTAGGAACGTCTGCGTCTGTTGCTACGTTGTCGTTGTCGCCGATTGAATTGCCCACCTTGATTGATAAATTAGAATAATTGCTCATGGAGGCAACTGTGTATCCTTGTGTCACTCCATGACGAGTAATCCAAGTTGGCACTTTTCCACCAAAGCGTTTAATTTGCTTACCCTTCATCGGTGGCAATCCTTTCATCGCACCAGCCCATCCAGCCTTTAGTTTTCCTACTTCAGATTGTTTCTTTTTGATGTAAGCCTGTAAATTAGCCTTCGATTGCACGAGGTATTTATTCAGCCAATTAAAGCCCGGTCCACCGTTGCGCACAATGCGTCCGTTCTTTGTTTTCAGGATGCGTTCGTGAATAGCGTCGATGTCCTGCACGATGTGGTCAGTTCCGTAGTCGCTGTGCCGAGGAACGTATTTAGCGAATAGATTCTTTGCCTTACTGAATGCTCTGTCTTGGTCAGAGTCCGCTGCGATTTTATAGAATACATTATTCGACATCTCAGCCTTGCCTGCGTATTTCTTCATCAGGCTTGTGAATTGCCCTTTGTCGCCTGCGTAGAGCGTGTTGCACACAGCTCGAAAGAACATAAATTTCGATGCCTTGCGGTCATCAATAGCAACTGCAATCGTCCCGATGTCGCGTTTAACTGCACCCTCACCTGTCTTTTCAGCCTTTTTGCTCAATCCATCTTTTCCACCCTTCGGCAAAGGAGGAGTGAATCGCATGGCATCAAAACAAGCCAGACCAGCCTGCTGAATCATTACGTCGTGCAAATCCTTTCCGACATTTTGAGCAAATTCAGTTATCGCCTGCGTGAACTCATCACGAGTCTTAGGCGTTATTTTAGTTTTAACTTCCATTCTTACTGATTGTCGTCAATCACCACCAGCGTTATCCAAGCACTACCAGGCTTATAGGTAACTGAATTAACGCGAACAGTCTTTCCTCCAGCCGTTATCTTCTTTCCAAATCCAAGCGACGAATGCGGAGCACCTGACACAAGAAGCCCAGTAGAAGCCCCTACGCGACCATCTGAAGCCGTCCAAGAGGCTGTTGCGGTTGCTACCTTAACACTGAATTGCGTGCGGTCACAATACCCACCAGCCTCCAGCACCTGCGTCTGCATTGGGTCCGAGATAAGGCACAGAAAAGTTATCGCTCCAGAATTCGACGATCCAGCCACTCCGAAGTCAGCAAGCATTTCCTTAGCGTCATCGAGAAAGTCAGGATACAGAGCCATAATCTTGCCGAATCTGGAAACAGAAACAAACACTCATAAAATTTAGGCACAAAAAAACCCCACCCTTTCGGATGAGGTCGTTTTGCAATCTCAGACTGATTAGGCAGTCTTGAGGCGATGCAGAGAGGTCGAACGACCAACAGCAGCACCGAAGAGCACTTCAGCAGTGATATTCGTCCATCCACCTTGCTCTTGGAACATCACGACTTGGATGGTGATGCCAGACTCAGGGTCGGTTGCTTGGCTAACTTCAGCACCAGCAATCTCGGTCATAGGTAAGCCTGATGCTACGGCCAGCGAATCTGCTCCACAAGCGAATCCTGCAAGATTTTCTCCGTTCGTTGGGAGGTCGGTGAATTGATAAACAGAAGCACCTGCGATTTGACCGATAGAACCGCTTTGGATAACTTGAGCACCGAGACCAGCAGCACCGATGATTTGGCTATCAGCCAAGAGGTCGTTGGTGTAGTCAGCGTTCAAGATGAAAGCACGACGAGAACCAGCTTTAGCAGCGTCGAGCACACCCTTAGCAGTTACCAATTCAGCGTAGGTTACGTCAGCACCGGTGTTAACGTTCGAGGTGAAGTTAGCATTGGTGATTAAAGCACCGATTTCAGAAAGGCACTTAGCAGCGATAGCGTCAGCAGCGGAAGGACCGAAAGAATTCACGAGGAATTGCATTC